TGGCCAGTTCCCGAACAAAACAACTACTACACACTAGTGTACTATCGTTTACGCCGAATCCAAGATGCAGGTTCAAGCGGCACTAACACACAAGATATACCGTTTAGGTTCTTACCTGCGATGGTTGCAGGCTTGGCGTACCACTTAAGCATGAAGATACCAGAAGCGTTACCTAGGGTACCAATGCTAAAAGCAATGTACGAAGAAACGTACCAACAAGCCGCTGATGAAGACCGTGAGAAAGCAGCACTAAGACTAGCGCCTAGAATGCAGTTTATAAGGTAGTGTTATGGCGAGTAAATACTCAAGTGGTAAGTTCGCAATTGCACAGTGCGACAGGTGTAATTTTAGGTATAAGTTATCGCAACTAAAGCGGTTAGTCATTAAGACTAAGAACGTTGATATATTGGTGTGTCAGAATTGTTGGGAGCCAGATCAGCCCCAGTTACAACTAGGTATGTATCCAGTTAATGACCCACAAGCAGTTAGAGACCCACGACCAGATACAAGCTATTTCCAATCAGGTCTAAATGGGTTACAATTAACGGAAACAACGAGCGTTAATCCGAACTCAACTGGGGTTCCGTTACAAGGTAGTAGGGTAATACAGTGGGGTTGGAATCCAGTAGGGTTACGTGATCCGTTTAACTTAGAAGTAAACAACTTGGTAGCAGTTGCCTCAGTCGGTACTGTAACCGTAACGACGACATAGGAGAAGTAAAATGGCATTTAAAGCAGGCGCACAAGGTATCAACACCAAAGGTAAAACCAAAGGCAAACAATTAGGTATCGACGGCGCTAAATTGCCTGTTGATGGTGGTGTTTCTAAGGGTGGTAAAGCACGTTCAGTTAAATCAATCGACATGAAGAAAATGGGTCGTAACTTAGCTCGTGCAGCTAATCAAAAAGGCGGATAATATGGCAGAATATAATCAACCAAAAGTAGTACCCAATGCGGATATCAGTTACCAAACTGACCCAAACAACATAAGTGCAGACAAATCTAATGGCTGTATTCCAGCTCGTCGCGTAAGCGGTGGTAATCCTGCGCGTAATAAAGTTAAAACAGACGGCATGAAGCAACGTGGTAGTGGTGCTGCTACAAAAGGTTTCACTTCACGCGGTCCAATGGCATAAGGTAGGTCAATGAACTACGCCCAATTAGTTGCAGCTATTGAAAGCTACACCGAGAATCAGTTTGAAACAGCTGATATAAACACGTTTATTCAAGAAGCGGAACAACGTGTATATAACTCGGTGCAACTGCCAGCCTTACGTAAGAACGTGACTGGCAATCTAACTAGCGGTAACAAGTATTTAGCTTGCCCTTCTGATTGGTTAGCAACGTTTTCACTAGCTTTAATTAATGGCAACAACGAGTTTTCATACTTACTGGATAAAGATGTTAACTTTATTCGAGCATCGTACCCTGATACTGATGCCGCGTTCTACGGAACCCCAGAGTATTATGCACAGTTTGATCAGAACACGTTTATATTAGGACCAACACCAGACGCAGGCTACAGTATGGAGTTGCACTACTTCTATTACCCACAGTCAATCGTTACTGCAGGTACTAGTTGGTTAGGTGATAACTTTGATTCTGTACTGCTATATGGCGCATTATTAGAAGCTTACACTTACATGAAGGGTGAAGCTGATGTTATGGCTGCATATCAAAAACGTTACGATGAGGCTATGGTCTTGTTGAAACAATTAGGTGATGGCAAAAATAGACGCGATGCATATCGCAATGGACAAGTAAGATATCCAGTAATGTAATTTAGGAGAAAGAAAATGGCAATTTCACAAGCAATGTGCACAAGTTTTAAAGTGAACCTACTACAGGGCGCTCAAAACTTTAATACAGGTACAACAAAGGTTTATAAAATCGCGTTGTATACTTCAGCAGCAACATTAGGTGCTGGCACTGAAGACTATTCAAATAATACAACAAACGAAGTAGCTAACGGTGGTGGTTATACTACAGGTGGTAATACACTTACAGTATCTCAAATCCCTACAGATGGTGGTTCAGGCACTACAGCGTTTATTGACTTTGCGGATACTACCTGGTCTGCAGCGACCATCACTGCTCGTGGCGCATTAATATATAACAGCACTGATGACACTGCAGTTGCAGTGTTGGACTTTGGTTCAGATAAAACATCTACAGCTGGTGACTTTACAATCATATTCCCAACAGCGGACGCAACAGACGCAATTATCCGTATAGCCTAGAATAGGAGTCTCAAATGGCTCTAGTTCTAAAAGACCGGGTTAAAGAATCCTCAGTATCAACTGGTACTGGGGCATTTGCACTTGATGGTGTTGTAGGGCCATTTCAACCATTTAGCACAATTGGTGATGGAAACATCACGTATTATGCTATTGCAGGGCAAACCACATCTGAATGGGAAGTCGGATACGGCACATATACATTAAGTACTAATTCTATTTCTCGTGATTTTATCTATTCCTCATCTAATAGCAATACGATTGTTACGTTCTCTGCCGGTACTAAAGACGTATTTTGTACGTATCCGTCTGAGCAAGCGGTTTATCAAGAGGTAGATGGTAGCCTTAAACTTATTGCGGGGGTTATTGAAGTTTCTTTAGATGGAACTCATGGCACAACTTTAGCTAACACCGCATTCCAAGCGTTTGCTACTACTAATAGCTTCCTACAAAACAACATACAAAACTTAGATAGCGGTTCAGATGCATCAGGGGATTATGTAGCTACTAATGATGTTGGGGATGATACTAAGAATTATGTAGACTTAGGGATTAATAGTAGCGGGTTTACTTCCGTTAGTTTTCCTATATACACCCCCAACTCAGCCTATCTATATAGCTTAGGGGATGGAGTTTCTAACGGAGATTTGTTTGTAGGTACTGGGGATTTAGGCGATGTAGTATTACATGCTGGTGGGTTTACTACGGGTGATGTTGTAGCAACCATTAAATCAGCCACTAAGAACTTACTAATCGGAACAACTACCGATACAGGGGAAAAACTCCAAGTTGCAGGCGATGCCCTTATTACTGGGGCTACGGAATTTGGAAGTACAGTTCTATTGGATGCGAACCCGACCACAGCCTTACAAGCCGCCACAAAACAATACGTAGATAACCAGGTCACTGCAGGTCTTCACATCCACGACCCTGTACGCGTTGAGACAACAGGTAATCTGACTGCTACATATGTGCAGGGTGGTACAACATTTAACATTACAGACATTACTTCGACTACTACGGTTACGACTTCTGTAAACCACGGTCTAGTAGTAAACGACCAAATCTGGCTGACTACCACAGCAGGTAATGGCTTATCTATCAACACGGCTTACTTTGTATTCTCAACCCCTGCATTAAATCAGTTAACGCTATCGTTAACCTTTGATGGTACACAAATCACAGGGCTAACTAATGCCGCTGGTCTAACATACGCTACACGAGCAAACTCAGGGGTAGGAGCTACATTAACGAACGCAGGTACTCAAGTTGCACTAACAGTTGATGGTATTGCATTAAGTGTAGCAAACCGAGTAATGGTTCGCTTACAGACCAACGGCGCTGAGAATGGCGTATATGTAGTAACTACTGTAGGTAGTGGGGCTACTAACTGGGTATTGACTCGTTCTGCTGATGCCAGTGTAGTAATCCCAGGGGACCCAAATGGTTTAGGTACTGGCGACTACTTCTTTACACAAGAAGGTGTACTTAACGCTGGTGATTCACACGTATTGACCACCGAACCAAACACAATGATTATCGGCTACACGACGTTAACATATACACAGTTCAGTGGTGCGCTTACTTACACGGGCGGCACAAACATTGACGTTACAGGTCAGACTATATCTCTTACAGGTACAGTTGCCCCTACAAACGGCGGTACTGGCACAGCTACAGTCACTACAGGCGACTTACTATATGGGTCTGCTACAGATACATGGTCTAAATTAGCTAAAGGCTCTGCATACCAATCGTTAATGA